AACAGCAGAATCTTCTTGCTCTTGTTCTTTAGACACGCTGTAAGGATTGACCAAGCGTTGTGCCTGACCAGCGAACTCGCGGACTTGCGAGAATGCATCGCGGCCACCATTGGTGTCAGTGCCTTCGATGTGGCCAGTAGTGCTGACCGCCTTGAGTTTGTCCATGAGCGTGCGAGGACGCTTGTTGTGCTCTGCCTTGTGGGAGAGTAGCCCAGTTACGGGTGTGATGTCGGCTGCGAGCAACTCAGCATCCTGCTTGAGTGACTCCCGATTACCGACTGTGCTTGAATATGTAGGTGCTGCCATAATTTATATCTTTCTATTGTAGTTTTAAGTGTCGAATTTTAAGTTGCGCGTCTCTTCGCGCTTTGATAGGTGCAGATGAATCATTAACCACCTTCTCCAGTTTCTTGATCTCCGAATTGGAGCCTTTGGATGGAGCAGGTCTACCTGACGATCCTTTCGGACTTGAGGAGTCTTTCGATTCTTTAGGTGCTTTACGCTTGATGGTGACTTTCTTCTTTGCTGGCCCTGACTTTTGCAGGGATGCCAAGCCAAGAAGCTCAACCAGTTCTACGGCGAAATCAGGGACAAGATTCTTAACTACGTCGAATTTTGGGTTACTTAGGAGCTTGTCATAAGTCTCCAGTGTATCGCCATCGAGATTTAATTTCTCCCGAACGTCGTCAATTACCTCGTCAAGATTTCCTACCTTGCCTCTAGCTGCTTCTGCTTCTGCTGCCTTTGCACGGAGTTCTGGCAACTTGCCTTCCTCTGCGTCTAGGAACTGAAACACTGCCTCGGCTGTGTAGAATTTTCCATCGTGCGTGACTCCTTTGACATCTTGGCCGCTTTTCTCATCATACTGTGTTTCGCTGCTCATTGCGAGTTGGCGATTCCAGTGCTTGATATTGGCTTCTGCCTGTTTGAGTTGCGTTTCTGAGGTGTTGGTATTCTGAACTGCAAGAATCTCATCCTTAGCGGCAATTGCTGCGTCACGCTCCGCTCTAGCTTCTTTAAGCTCGCGTCGGTTAGCTGCCCATTTCTGGTTGCCCTTTGGCTCTAGGTCAATGCCCTTGAGTTCTGCAATATCACGAATGTCCTGCTCAGATAGCGACTCAATGTCAATTTCGTCTGCTTGTGAAAGAACGTCTGTCTCTTCTTCTGTGGAGTCGTCTTCTGTTTCCTCTGATTCAGGCTCGTCGGTTTCTGGTGTTTCCACCTCTACTTCCTCCTCCTCTGTTTCGTTGGACGATCCGTCGTCTCCAGTTAATCGGCCAATGCGTTCGTCCAGCAATGCTTGCTTTCTCTCCGCTACTGACTTAGGCTCCTGATCTTCGGTTGTGGAATCAGGGACATCCACGTTTAGTTCATCTGTCATAATCTACCTTTTTTATACCGCCTCGGTGTTCGGCGTTAAATAAATACTAGCACGCTTGGTATTTATCCTTTATCAAGCTTGCGGCTGATTGATTTCAGTCCGAAGTCGTTAAGGATTTCGTCTTGGATAAATGCGGCACATGCAATCGCCTTTTTGTCCAATCCTAGCTGGTGCTGAAGCCAAGGGACGGCAATTAGCTCATCCCTGCGTTGCTCAAAATGGTCGTGAAAGGCTTTCCCGAAATCTGGGTTGTCCTTTAGGAACTTCTTTACGTCTTCAATAGTCATTAGATGTCTTGAGTGTTGATGTTGCCCATAGTTGCTGGGTCTGTGCCAATGCGACCAATCTCAGCGTTCTTTTGCTGTTCTACTTGGAATTGCAATTGCTTGATGTATTCACTGAGCAAGAACTGGAATCCTTGGTCGCCTTGAACCTTAGCCGCACCCGTTGGGGATTGGACATACTGCTCAACTGTCTGTAGTCGGAGCTGTGACGCATTCTGTGGAGCACCAACTGCCATGCCAGATGCCATAGTGGTGATGTCAGCTTGAGTCTCCTTGACGATCTTATCCTGCCCTTGCTCGGTAGGTAGTAGCAACTGATCCGCTACTGTTGGGTCAGTCATATTGAGAATCATGTCAATTCCAGCCTCCATGTTGATTCGACCATTAGGGTCGAGCTGTGCCGCTGATACGATGGTTTCACGAAGCTCCTTGAGCTGTGCTGGATCGTCGTAGATAGAGTTGAAGCTAATGGACACGTCCATCTCTTGCTCATCCTCGTCCTTGACGAACTGCACTGCTTGTGGGTTGCCTGTGACGCGTAAATACAGTTCGTCTGGCCCATCGACCTTATAGGCTTCGTAGATGCCCTTCAGAACCTCTGACCAATGACTTAGGAAGCGGTTGATGTCATGCTGCTGACGAACCTGCGAATATGGAGATTCGGGGTCTAGCCCCATCTGGTCTAGCGCTTCGCGGGTAATGTTGGCTTCAAGACGCTCGTTAATGTCAAAGCGCGAGTCTTTGCTTAGGAACTGTGGTGCTTGCTGTCCTGGGCGAACTGGATAAACTGCCCCTGGCTGTGGTCGTCCATGATCCCAAGATGGAGGGACAATGACGGAAGGGGAAATGGCGTAGGAAGACTCATCAATGTTTGAGTCACGGAAGACCTTTTTGGACTTCTGGATGGACTTCAATTGCTCAGGCCACGTAGGGGCTGAATATAGTGTCTTGGCTTCGTATGGTGCTGAGACGACAAACGGGAATTTCTTGCAACCCGCTAGTAATGTGCGCTTTGCGTAAGCTGGCACGTCGCCGCTCTCTCCGAACTCTGTGCTCCAAATGGTCAGATAGATGCCTTGAGCACCGTCCGTCTCATCAATCAGCTTCTCATAGCTAAATACAACGTCAATTAGGTCGCGGTATTCGTCGCCATAGGTGTTAGTTGATACGCCACGATTCTCGCCTCGACTGTGCTCAATTGCAAAGTCTGCCCAATCCTCGTCCCAGCCTTCTGATTGCACACGGCTTAGAATCTCCTGTGGGGTCATTGGCTTGCGTAGCCAGCAACGGTTGCCGTCTTGAAAGTTTTGCGTGGCTAGTGGTGTAAAGAACTCGCACTCAGGGTCTAGTGTCATACATTCTGCTGCGCCTTCGTCCTCAATGAGAACTGGAATCTCCGCAACCCCGTCCTTGCGTAGCTGTCGTAGTGCCTTCTTCAGTCGCTTGTTGTTGACCTCCCATCCCTCGACAGAATTGAACATCTCTAGGACTTCCTCTACACGATCCTCGTCAGCCAGCATCTCAGCTAGTGCCAACTCTAGTCCAGCACCTTGATCTTGTTGCAGCTCATTCACGTCAGGGAACGTCTTCTGCATTGCCTCTAGGTCGAACTTCTTCAAATGCGGAACCAATCGCGCAGGACGATACCCGTAGTAAGTGACCATCAATGCCTTCTCCTTGCAGAAGCTATCTGATAGTTCTGCTTCGCGCCAGAAGTTATCAACGCCAGCGTCTCGTAGAAACTTCAAAAAAACCGACACTTGCGTTGAACGCTCAATATCGGTGGACTTGCGGGGATATGCCCTAATCTGAGCACGTCGCAGAGCACTCATGTTGATTGCTGTGGACGTGTTCATCAGTCCGTGTGACAACCACACCTGAGCGTCCGAGGAGCCATTGAACGGGAACGCATTGTCGCCCGTCTTTGTTAGATTCGGGTCTTGATCGTCCCATTGGCAGGTTCGGATGCTACGTGAGTCCTGACATCGCTTCTGATAGTCCGATAAATCTTCTACGGTTTGATCAAAGGTTTCCTTGTGCTGCTGGTAGTCAAACTCCTCATCAAAGTAAACTTCAGCCTCGTCGTTGTCGTATTTAGTAGGCATAATAATTATTATCTCATCATAGCACGCGGGGTATTTATTGAAAGCATAGCCTTTCGGCGCTCGTAGAGAATCACATCAACCCACTTGCGTCCTACGCCTAATGCGGCAGAGACTTGCTCGCTGCTTCGGTATTTCAAGGGAAGGCCAGATAGCTCCGCATCAATGCTATCGACCAGCAACCAGTAGTCTATGGATGCTGCCTTAGCCCTTTCGGACTGGGTATCGGTAGAAGTGTTGTCCATCTTTAAGCCCCCTTTCTACTTTGAGGCGCTTGCCTTTAGTGTTGAGCACATTCTTCTGTCGAAACGGAATGATTACCTTCACCTTGCGACGAGTCTCCATGTCCATTGCAAAGAGAAAGTGCTTATTACCCGTTTGATGGTGCAAAACCTTGACCTGCACAACCTCTGGGGTTGCCGTCTCGATAATGTCCATTTCCTTCCGTAAGGACGCCATGATCTTCAGAACCCCAGAGGGCTTGATGAACTTACCGTCCATGTCTGAATCGTCGCACACAGCCTTGCGGATCTTACCGACCTGCATAGCAGTGAACTCTTGTTCAGGTGATGTTAGCTGTTGAGCCAACGATTTGCATGATTCTAGGTCTTCTTTCATAATTAGTCTTCTTGGTGGATTGTGATTAGGCGGGAGCAGTCACATTTGTAATCTATCATTGACACCATTGCGTCGAACCTTAAGTCAATATTGGATTCCACATCTCCCGCCTCTATCTCGGCATGAAATCCGCATTCGCATATTATTTCTCTACCAACCCACCATTGCTTAGAATTTGCTTCGTTTCGTATTTTCATAATTTAGTCCTTCCGTGAAGTGTAGTCGCAGGTCGCAACAATGCAGTCGGACATTCCCCAAGCACATTTGTCGCTACCTGCGTAGAATACCCTGCCTGATGGTTCAGTTGCGGTGATGACAGATGATAGAATCGGAAACCCCATGTTTTCAGAAAACTCCTTAGCGTTGAGCAGGAGCATTGCCCTGTCTATGGATGCCAATGCAGATCCAAGTTCATTTGCATTCGTATGCCCCTCCACTTTTGCTACGCAACTTACATTGACTCTGATAATGCCTTGAGTAATCTTATGCGTCTTAACTGATATGTATGTTCTGATCTCCATAATTAGTATGCCCCTCCTTGGGCTTTCTGTGATAGTGATGCCTTGGTATAGTGCTCTGGCCCTTCCCCTCCGTTCGCCATTCGCAAATAGCGAAGACAGTCAACTGGGTCTTTTAATGCCTCGTCCTTCGTGCCAAGCATTTGATAGTTGAGCAGAGAGTCGATAAGGTTGCCGCAGTCTTCGTGAATGTGGAGGCGGGGGCGATTCTCAATGTCAATTGGACGAGCTGGGTTATAGGCAAACCAATCATCAAGGTGCTGCATCCCTATTGCTTCCTGTCGTCCGTCCGAAGGCACGTAATAAAGTCCCACTTCCGCGTATTGCGTGAATCTGTCCACATTGTCGTCATTCTCGTTCGCAAAGGCTCTGGAATCCCCGATACGATCAAGCGGGTCAATGCCTAAGTCTTTCTCGATGTCGAAATACAAATCCTTGTATCCCTGCACGTCATAGCCAATCTTCTTAGTTGCTGGCCCTGGCTTCCACT